TTGAGTGGCGACGAAAAGGTTGCCAGCATCATACGTCTTAATATCAGTACCTGGTGGTTGCCCACCAGTTCTAACATAAAGAGGCGTCTGGCTAAGTGGTTGGCTGGATGAGTGTGCTAGCCAAACATTACTGCGTTGTGCACTGAGGTAACTCATGATTTGAGTCTTATTCACCGGTGCAGGATCAGAAGCATCAGTGTCGAAGGCTGTCATAACTGTTCCGGCTTCCGTTGTTGGAACGGTCGACTCGTAACAGAATTTCAGCTTGCGAAACCGGTACTTCTCAAAGTTAGCTGCAACAATGCTAAGCCAGGGGAACGTCCCAATCTGGCCTGGGTTGATAGCAAACCCGCTAACCTCATAGTCGGCTGAGCCGAGTATGTCACTGATGTATTCACGGTGCACAATACGCATGGTCTTATCGTTGCCACTGATGGTAGCTAAGTGCGTATTTCTCCTAACGGACCCGATTGCAACGGGTGCCTCTGAGCGAGGCCCATCTCGCTTACTAGCGCGCGATGTTGATCGACTTTGCTGTTTCTTCGCTTTCTTTGGTTGGTTGGTCATTTTCTGATTTTTGCTTGCCATTTGGCCGCACGGGCTGGCCAGGCCCGGACTATAAATCAAGAAAACCGTCCCACTGGAACATCGGTGTTACCCCCATGCTATCCACCTCGTAGTCGCGAAATGGACGTGCTGTGAATGGGTCACCGGACCTGAACCACTCCTCTATCTCCAACTGGTCTGGAATAGAGATACCAAAAGATAGAGCGAAGTCACTACGAGCTTCCTCTGTGACCGGCTGTGGCCGTTGTTCTAGCCAAATTTGGTCGTACGCTAGCCGGTACAGGTACGACCCAGGAGGCTCTTTCAAAAACCTCCTACTTGCCCTGCGCAAGCAAAGTGCATGTTCTTGAAGCACGGGAACTCCTTGGTGTAAAGCAAGAAGACACTGGCCGACAGTTGCAATATAACGGTTGGGATCAACATTCTTACACCCCAACTGAACACGGGACTTTCCAATGGTACGCCTTGGGTTGAGAATGCAAGTGCGCACACCACCGACTCGTATAACACGTGACCCACAAAGTGTGACCTTCGCAAAGTCAGATGTCACGCTGTCCACCTTGAGCTGATGCCCATATGAAGTGAACAAGTCAGGGAGTAGGGTCTGAGCTCGAATTGAGTACTGACTCTCAACCAGTACAACACAGTCGTCGCCATCATCGACTATGCGGAATGCGGAAGGGGGTATCATCATCTGCTTGAATGCGTCTGCTAGCAGCATGACCATAATGACGCAGTTTCCAAGCGCCGTGTTCATGTCGCCACTCATACGCCTACCAACAGTTTGATAGACAACACCACCTTCAGTGAAACACTTGTTGTATAGCTGCCACGCCAGAAGTCTTCTGAGTTCCGGAGCGTTGTTAAAGCAGCGAAGATACACACGGTGCTCCACCTCGAGAAGGTGCTTGCTACAGTGGGCATCAAACCGACTGCAATCAAGCTCCAACGCGACTGGATTCTTCAATTCACCCCACCTTTTGGATAACAAGGCTCCACGCTGAACCATGTTAAGTCCCTTAGCAATAATCCTACCACGAGGTAACAAATCAGAGAGTTTGCCAGTCCCTGAAATGTTGTATAGCTGGTGCTCGATCGCTTTGAGATAGTTGCCGAGTGCGACGTTGTAGACAGGATTGCGAGCTTGAATCATACAAGGATCCTTTCTAGGATCGGTGATCTTCTCGCCCTTAACGAATGCATTGATGTAAGAATGTTTTCGATTTACTCCACAAACCTCCCACTCTCGGATAGCTCTCTCATAGCGTCGCTGCTTGTACCCAGAGTACTTTGCGGTCCAAATTTCGGGCTGGACAATATGATGATTATGTCCAAGGTATGCGGAAAAGCGAACAGCCAAGCCTCGAAGCCTAGCTAAAGCTTCGGGGCAAGGTTGGGGCCAGTCGCAAATAACCCGATTTTTGGCAGCAAGAACTTGGTTACAAATGCACTTCGCGTGAACCGTGTAATGATCTGAACACGGCATATCAGCCAACAAGGAATATCGCTCATCTTGCAAGCACTCGCCTGGTGGTTCGCGAATGCTACTGTCGTCGGCAACTTGCTTTGCAGCAAGTCCCAACATGCGTGCGCAGGGCCGAATGCCCTGGCAGTCCTACGCTCGTCCGATGGCAGCTTGGGGTCTCCACTCATCCCCAAACAGCCTGACGAGCACATCACGTACACACATCTCTAAATAGCTCGGTCTCTTCATACGACCTGTCTTGATGAATGAGTTGTTGACATTTATGGAGGTGCTGTTAACAACCCCAGCAATGTAAACATTGACAGCGAGTTCCTCCTTGGGAACAGTGAAGTAGCAGACCTTAGCCATTCTGAGAAGTATGACTTGCTCGGCACATCCGAGCTTTGCCTCGTCCCACTCTCTGACGAGTTTCCTCTTCAGGTCGCGGAACCCGTCCATGGTGCGGACAGTGCCTTCAGCAACAAGCTGGACCTTGTTGCGGATCTCATCGAGAACAGCAGCCTCATCAGCAGCTACCTGGAGGGTTGCTGAGATTGTGGCCACCTTGTCACTGAGACCAACGTCAGTTGCTAGCTGACTCATAGCAACAACAGAATCATGGGGCGCATAGTTGTCCTCTTCTGAGCACTTGATAGCCCAGTCGAAGGCAACATACGCACCAAATGCTGCTGCTGCATATCCAACGCAGGCTAACTTAGTTGTTGATGCATCATCAACCACAGCGCGAATGACACTGCAGACTCCGAAAACACCAGCAGTAACCTTGCCTACGACTCCAACCGCAGTGATTAGAGCTTTTGGGCTTGCAAAGGTGGTCTGCAAGCTAATAGAACGCGACGGTAAATGGTCTGATCCTATGCCAAAATGTTGA